CGGCAGCCAATCCTCCGGCGACACCTACTACCTCAGCGTTAATGGCAACACGATAAATGACGTGTCAAAGATGGACGAGCGCACGCGGACTTGCGTCAAAACCCTAATCAGACTCGCATCACAATAAGGAGGTGCTGAAATAATGGCAACTCTCGCAGACGGCACCTACATAGTCGTGCCGGCAAGCGCCACCGGGTGTGCTATGGACGTCGAGTACGCCCTGGACGAAAACGATGTCACACTCCGGATTTTCACGCGCTCGACGGCATCCGACGCATCTAAGGACCCCGCTCAGATCGTACAGGTGATCACGGTTGCCCCCGGCGTACAGATCATCCGCTTCCCCCTGACCGGCAAGGTGATGGACCTCACAGCCTCACCTGCCGCCGGAGGCTCTGTCGTGCAGTACGCAGAGAGCGGATCAGACCTGCAGCGCTGGGTGATCGCAGATACCGGTGCCACGGCGTCACTGGTCGGAAACTACACGACGACCGCATCGAGCTTCGAGCTCTACACCATCGAGTCTCATGCAAACACCGGCTTTGCCGTTAAGGCTGGCACGGCCTCGTGGGATGCTCTCACGCTCGCAGCCACCAACACGACCGCATCGGCGCAACGCTGGGCTTTTCTTCCGCTCTACACTGTCACGGACGGGACCTATTTCATCGCCTGCGTAAATGACCCGAGCGTCGTCTGCGATGTGGCGTACAAATCCACCGCAAACGGCTCGCGTGTCTTCATCGACCCTAACAATGGCGGAAACAACCAGATATGGAACATATCAAACAATAGTGACGGTACGGCCTCGATCACGGACACCAACTCTGGCAAGCTCCTATCCTGTGGGCTATCCGGCACGTCAGGCACCGAGGTATACATCTGGCAGAATGAAAATCACGATGATCAGCACTGGGTGATAGTGGCTGAGTCTGGCATGTCGTACAACGGTCAGATCTACCCGATCTACGAGATCAAGGCCAAGATAGGCGCAACACTCTCGCTTGACTACCAAGGCGGATCTACGCAGATCGAAAATAGGCTCCAAGTCTACACCGCCAACGGGACCAACGCACAGCGCTTTATCTTTATCCCAACTGAGGCCTACGGCTCATCTATGCCTGTGCCGTCGAGCTTTATGCTGCGCCCTCTAGATGGAAGAGATCTAAGTTATCCTTGGGGGAATGACTTTCCACACAATGGAATAACGGATGGCGTTGAGAACTCCGATGGTAGTTGGACAGCTACGTTTAAGCCCTCGCTTGTGTGTACAACTAATATTTTGCAGATGCGCTGGCGGTCTAAATCGTTGCTCGCATCAAACCATTCATCTGGCAGCTGGGGGCCTTGGCGCTCGATAGCTGACAACTCAACGGCTAACAGCGGATGGGGCAAGATCTGGCAGGCGAATGTCACCATGACCAAGAGCGGCAGCAGGCTTGTGTCGCCCTACGGCATAGACGTGACGGTAGGCACCGGCTCGGGGCAGTCCGATGAGGTGGTAATTGAGCTACAGGCAAGGTCGTACACAGACTCCTACGGCGACTCCGCAGCCTCCGCACATGGTCCTACCTACGACGGGACCTGCACCGTAGTGTGGGCGGCAGCCCCTACCTTCTCTGCTGCGGCTATGTCGCCAGATGGGATCTGGATACCCTACACGTCAACGCTGCCGTCAAACGACTCAGGCTCAACCCTTGTGGTGTCTGCCAAGGACGCAAGCGGAAACGTCGTCTTCAGCTCCTACACCAACACCGCAATGTCAGCATCCGACACTTTCAAGGTGCCGCACTCCAAGTTGGCAAGGGTACCAGCCGACGGCACGACGCTCAACCTCACATGGACTTTGACCTCATCGCATGGCGTAGCGCGCAGCGGCACCTCGTCGGTCACGATCTCATCTGACACGGATCACGGCATTACCGTGGCTCCAACCTTTGTCTATGATAAGGCGCTCAGGGGATACCGCTGCACCTTTAAGGCGGGGACTACTAACGGCTGCTATGTGTACATAGCGTCCGGTCACAGCCAGCGCTACGAGACCTGTGAGCAGATCGGCTCAGATGCCACGGCGGGCACGGTAACCTACCTTGTCCTGCCGCAGCTCAATAAGTCTACGACGGTACTCACGACAGCCTATACATCAGACACCAAGTGGGGCTTTAACTCAGACACGGTAGCTGCAATTTCTTCGGAAGACGCTGTTTGGAACTGGGCTATCGGCTCAAACATCGTCTCTGCTGCCCTTAGGGTGTCGACCGATGCTGGGCCGTCCCACACCTACGACCTGACCCCCGACTACTCCGTCCACGTCACGACGGGCAGAGAGCATGAGGTTGTAACCTTCGGGGAGTCTGTGACCGGGGAGCTCGAGTCGACAGGGGTGATCGTCCCTAGCCTCATGGATGAGATACCAAATCAGGCAGAGACCAACTTCGACGCGCTGGCCTACACAGGGTCGCGCGGCGAGGATGTGATCTTCCGTGACCCGTTCGGGCGCTGGGCGCGCGTGGCCATAATCGGCGTCTCGCAGCCCCATCAGCTCTCTATCTATTCAGCCCTCACGGTCAAAATGCGGGAGGTGACCCCATGAGCACGCCCGATTGGTCAGACACCACCCGCGAGGATCGCCTGAGGTTTTACGACGTCGACCCGCACTCCCTAGAGGTGCGCCAGGAGCTCACGGGGGTAGAGCTTTCGGGCTCCACGATCACGTGGGGCTACTACACAGACACAAGGGTGTCTGCATCAATCAAAGTTTTAAATTCAAACCATATTGACCACTCGCTGATACGGGTGGTCCATACGGTGCCCGATTGGGGCTACTCAAACCCACTAGCTACGCTACTCGTGACAGGTGATGATGCCGAGCGGGACGAAGGGGCATGGCTCACGACATATGAGTGCCACTCGACGCTCACGATGCTTGAGGATGACCTGCTGCGCTGCATGTTCTGCGCCCGGAAGGGCAACAAGGCAACGGATTTGCTGAAGAACCTGCTCAACGACTGCGGGCACAAGTACAGCATATCCGGCTCAGCACATGACTACCGCTACTCATCTGACGGAACGGCGCTTGCTTTCGGCGCGTCTGCGCTTTCTGGCATAAACGACGTGTGCGGCACGGCAGGAGACAGGCTCGATGTGGACGGCAACGGCGTAATCACCATTTCGGCCTACACCGCCCCTGCCAACATCACCCCCGCATGGACGCTTGACCTCACCGACAGCAGGACCAACACGCTCGACGATATCACGCGCTCATCATCTCGGCTCTCTACCCCAACGCGCGAGATCGTCTACTGCACCACAACCGACTCAAAAAACAACAGCGTCACCTACTTTGGCTATGCCGACGCCACCACAGGCGAGACGGCAGCCAAGCGGGGCTATACGCTCGCTGAGGTGCAGTCCGTGACAGATCTCACCTCAAACGCAGCAGCGACAGCCTCTGCCAAGTCCTATCTCGCAGACAACACCGACGAAGACTGCGAGTGGCAGATAAAGATGCTATACATGCCCATGAAGACAGGAGAGACGGCATACGTCACCTTTCCCGATGGCGACGATGAGGGCAGGCACCACTGCCTTATCAAAAATATTGAACTTGACCTCTCCGACATGGTAATGAACGTCACCTTTAAGGAGGTGTAGATATGCCATCAGATTTAGACATTGCGCAACAGCTTAAAAGCGTGATGGCAAAAATTGCCGCAAAGACAGCATCATCGACTGTCGCCACAACGACAATCGAGAGCGGCACGGCAACATCCAACTCCGCCGACAGCACAGACGGCAAGACCGTAGAGGTGATACTGGACGCCGCCACCGTTGTCACCGGCGAGGACGACAGCCAAGCTGTGACACTGCCCACAAATGTAGAGGTAAAGACCGGGGACACTGTACAGGTAACCTGCACCGTGCAGGGGACCAAGGTAACCTCGCAGATCGTGACGGGCGTTACAGGCCGCGGGCAGGAGCAGGCAGACGCTACAGCCGCAGCTCAGACCGCCGCAGACGATGCCAAATCAGCCGCCACAACGCTTTCAACCCTTATCCGTGAATCGTCAGATGGCGTAGATGTAGGCAAGTCCTCAGATGGCAGCACCTACAGTACCTCAGTAGCCCGTGTAGGCTCAGACGGTGCGTTTCATATTTTGACCTCGGCTCTTGTAGAGGTAGCGAAATATGCGGGGACATTGATCGAGCTTGGTAAGAACTCAGCATCATCAATCATCAAATTTTGCGGTGGAAAAGGCACGGCAAAATTCGAAAACTCCACCATGTACTTTCAGGCCGAAAGTGGCGGTATGGTCGCGCTCGCATCGAGATCAACCGCGAATCCGCTAATACCAGCAAAAAATCCGGGAGTATATGCGTGGTCAGACACCAATGGCTCGCACCTGTCTTTGTGCGGAGAAAAATTCAACGTCAATAACGACTACACGGACATGCCAGCGGCTCGCGTCGGGACCGCCATCCAGCCCGTCGTGCTCTACAACGGCGGCGCGGCGCTCAACTACAACACGGCGCCAGGTGCAGGCACCACAGGCACCGTCACTCTTTCTGAGACGGCAGCAAACTTCTCGAAGCTAAAAATATTTTATAAGACAGATGATAACGAATTCCAATCCGTAGAGGTAACATCCCCAAATAACAAACTAGTTAGTCTATCAATTAACCACCCATGGGGATCTGGGCAAGCTTCAGCTGTTGTATTAAAAGGTACTTGGGTGGCTATAAGCGGGACGAGTATCAATGTAGGTGGGTACTGCAATATAGGCATAACAACCAGCGCTGTTACTTCATATTCCGGCAATGTAATCTATATCGTCCGCGTCGAGGGCATCCGCTAGTCTCTAGCACTTTCAACTCAACCTTTTGTAGGGCCCATATCGTGGGCCTTTTTTATGCCAAAAACACGCGTTACCGACCGCACATGATCGTCCTAGGCGATGGGGGAGGTGATTATGGACTTTGACCAAGTAATCGCGATCCTTGGCATCACTGCCACGATTGTGACAGTCTGGGTCTCTTTTTTGCAGCGCCGTGACGCGCACACGGGAGAGTCGCAGGCGCTTAAAGATCAGCTCGGCGACATAAGCGCCGACGTCAAGGAGATCAAGGGCGACATAAAAGGCCTCAAGGCATCCCAAGACCGACACTCGCAACAACTCTCTATGCTCACGGCTCGCGTCGACGGGCTCGACGGGCGTCTCTCTCGCGTCGAGTCCCGCTGTGATCAGCATCTCGGCGATAAATAATCTAATCGAAAGGACAATTTATGACTATCGCAAGCGGCGTGTCAATCGTCGTGATCTCTATTGTGCTGCCTTTTGTCGTCTCTCTTTGCCAGTCCGAGAGCTGGAGCGCACACACCAAAGAGTGGATCGCAGTCGTGATCTCATGGGTCGTCGGCATCGCCTATGTCGTGCAGTCTGGCACGCCCGTAGATGATATCCCCGCCGTTGCTACAGCTCTTGTGGGTGGGACACAGACCGCCTACCTGTGCTTTAGCGCAATTGGCATCAAGTCTAAGGTGCTCGACGCCCTGTCTGCCATCCACGTGAGCGTCACCAAGACGGCAACCACTGATAGCACCACAGACACCACTGAAAAGGCGGCCTAGGAATGCCATCACAGCTTACCCGGCGCGGCTTCATCGGGGGATCTGCCGGTGTGGCCGCGCTCATGGCGGCGCTATCTGCCCCTGATGTGGCGCTTGCCTCCGAGGCGTATCTCTCAGGCGTGGACGTAAGCTCAATCCAGAGTGACATTGCCCTCGACACGCTCCCGGGAGACTTTGCGATCATCAAGGCCACGCAGAACACGGGATATACCAACCCTTACTTTAAGCGGCAAATTGAGAGCGCCATAGCGGGCGGCAAGCTCACCGGGACCTACCACTATGCGGGCGGCAGCGACCCGACCTCTGAGGCAGACCATTTCCTGGCTGTGGCCGCAGACTACATAGGCCGCTCAATGCTAGTGCTCGACTGGGAGAGCTATCAGAACTCACACTACGGCTACGGCGACGCTAATTGGGTAGCCACGTGGCGACAGAGGGTCTACGACAAGTGTGGCATATGGCCCGTCGTCTATGCCTCGCTGGCTGACGCCTACGAGCTTGGACTTGACTCCACAGAGCTCTGGGTCGCCCAGTACGCGAGCTACAACAAGATCTACGGCTATGAGGGCACACCGTGGAATGAGGGAGCCTACACCTGCGCAATGCGGCAGTACACAAGCTCAGGCATCCTAGATGGATGGGATGGAGTGTTAGACCTCAACAAATTCTATGGCAGCTCCGCGCAGTGGGAGGCCTACGCCACTGCCACCCCAGTACAGACAATCGTTAAAAGGAGATACAAAAAGATGGAGTGCATAATCCAGCCCAATGGCGAGAGCCATCTCTTTTACTTTGACGGCTCGCACATCCACTCGCTAGGGCATCCCGACGAGGCGACAGCGCTCGATATGATCTATCAAGCTACACACGATGGTGAGCACATACCAACCTTTGCATTCGGTGGCAAAACCGACCCATGGGCCGCGCGCCTTGTACAGGCTATAAACGCTGGCGACGAAGGCGAGACAAGCTTTTAAGGAGGACGCAATGGACAACGAGCAAGATACACCTAAGCTCACCCGTATAAGCCTCGATGAGGCTCTGGCCACATTCGACGAGGAGCCGACACCCGAAGGGGAGTTGCGCCCCATAAACCTCGAGGACGCTATAGCCTCAATGGAGACCTAGCCATGGGAAACGATACATGGACGCTTAAGATTTACGATCACGGCATCGACGAGGGCCCGGCGGGGATCTTCACCTTCCGCAGCAAGCGGACGCTCAAGGAGTGGTGCTACGCGCATGTCGGAGCGGCTCGGATGGAGTGGGATAACGTGACACATGTCTGCCGGGTATACCTTGGCGGCGGGACAATCGAGTAAAGATAACCCCTCGGCTTAGGCCGGGGGGCTTTTTTGCGTTTAAAGGGTGTGCGCGAGGCCTTTAGCGAGCATAAGTCACCACCGACTCTACTACCTTGCCCGGGCCTACGCCAAGAGCTTTAGCGACTTTATAGCAAGATGTAGCAGACATCTCGCGTACCCCGGTCTCCCACTCCGACAATCGGCCCTGAGACACCCCGACCATCTCAGCAAGTTGTAGCTGCGTGAGTCCTGCGTCGCGGCGCATCTCTGCTAGGCTCGATGGCTTTCCGCTTGTGTCGTGCGCTTGGATGATGTCTTGGAAATCGCTTTCATCGATCTCGTCTATATCTTCGATGTCGCGGTCTCTGATATCGGACACGATCGCGTCGACATCAAAATCATTGATATACTCGCCTAGGTAATCTTTGATCTGGTCTTTGATGCTCATGGTACCCTCCATCTTTTTGATGTGCTCGTATGCTTTGCGGTGCTTATGCAAGCTCCCAATTTTTTGTGAAGCGATTGTAGTGGCAGAAATTGCGCTCGCGAAGCCATGCGATGGCATCCTCTTTTTCGTCGTAATGCTTGACCATGCGAGAGTCACCACAGACTATCAAAGTGACCATCCCAGTGTATGCGTCCTCCCTTAGCTTTGCGGTGTCATTTCCGCGCTTAAAAGTAATCTCGCCCATGATGTGCTTCTTTCTCTTGTTTCCCTCTCGACAGATACAATATAGCACATGTGAGATATAGACACAAGGGGAGAATCTCAAAAATGGGATAATATTTGCGCGAGCGGTATATTTTTGGAGATAAAAGGAGGCCGCCTAGCTGTTGCAAAACACCAGCTAAACGGCTTGTTGTAAGCCCCATAGAGGCCCGATCTCAACCCTAGTGGACTAGTAGTCGCGGGATATAGAGAAACCGGAGGAAGAAAACCGCCGTGGGACGTCGAGAAGAGAAGTTATGCGCTCTGGTCTATTATCGCAGCCGCTTCGAGCACGGGTATAGTCTCAGAATTTCCCGCTTCAGTTGTAACATTGGCCACATGGTCTAGTTTCCCATAAATTGTTACAGTATCGCCAACGAGGACGTTGCTATCAAGCAGATCACTCGAATAGCTCACGGAGGTTAGATAGTCCGTTGATCCATTGTAGGCAACAGTGATAGTTACATCCCCACTGCCCCTCACTTGCGTTACCGTGCCAGAATATATCTCGTATTCTTTTGAATGGTTGTTAGGGTTGCGAACTACATCCTCGTAGTCGAGTTCTTTATATTCTGTTGAGTCTTGTGCCGGCATAAGATCGCCGGCTGCATCCGATAAATTCTCTTTTACACGGTCGATATCGGACTGGTCGGCGGTGTCATTGTTTCTCATAGACTCCGCTGTAGATAATGCAGACGAAAAATTTTTCCAAGAATAAGGCGTGAACTTGCTCTCTTTATAGTTTTCATACTGGCTTATCAGCTTGTCGAGCTTGCTTGTATCAACTGTTTTCTCGTTCGTAGTATTTGAAGAATTTAGAGAGCTGCTTCGATAGGCGCAGCCAGAAATAACGAGAGTGCAAACAACAGCAACGAGAGCTGCTATGAAAACTTTCCTCTTCATGGTGCCCCTCTCAGAAGTTTTAAACATTCAGAAAACGTTATACATCATGGACGCTATATCGCCTTGTCAATTACGGCAGCGGCGCGTCTTTTTGCATCAGGGTCAGCGCTGGCGTATACATTGAGTGTCATAGCCGCATTGGCGTGGCCAAGGATTGAGCTCACGGTCTTTACGTCCACTCCCGCAGCAATAGCGGCCGTGGCGAAGGTATGCCTAAGGTCGTGGAAGGTGCAACGCTTGCCTTCGGTACCAATAAGATTCATCGCGCTGCTAAGGGCGTGCCAGTTGCGGCTAAGAATAGTTGGATTGTTGTATCCCCCGTACACCGATCCGACAACGTAGAACTTTGAAGACCACATGACACCGTGTCTCGATGCATCGTCCTGTTGTTCGTGTCTCCATGCCTTGAGATGGCTTGACAGCGCCTCTCCAAGTGGTATGTCGCGGATATGCCCTGTCTTCGGCTCCTTGATATACGTCCCATGGGTGCTATGTCCGATTGAACGACGGACCAACAATCTCGACGTGCCAAGGTCTACGTCATCCCAGCGCAAACCACATACCTCGCCAACCCTCATACCACCATACAGCGCAAGCCTTATAGCAATAGTGAGGGATGATTCTCCCATGCCGTCGAGCGTAGACACAAGTCGCTCTCTCTCGCGGACGTCAAGGGCGTTCGGCGTTGCTGACGGTCTTTTTGGGGGCTTCACGGCTGACACGGGGTTGGTCGTAAGGTCTCCAACCTCGACAGCGTGGAAGCATATCTCCTTTAGTAGACGATGCGCCTTTCCAACGGTAGTTGGGGACAGCCCAGACCTTAGCAACTCTGCTTCTCCACGCTGTACGCCTTGGGTAGTGATCTTGTTGAGTGGTAAATTTCCAAGCATCGAGCGAATCATTCTCATTGTATGGCGGTAGTCTAGGACGGTAGATGGCTCGACCATTCGAGATGCTTCCAAGCCATCAATAAAACTTTCGGCATACTTGACAGCGATTTTGCTATCCTTCTTCTCGTCCTCGCGCTCTTTCTCAGCTCTCCATGTTAACAGCTCTCGTTGTGCCGCCGTTTTCGTGGTGGCTTTGAGCATCTTTGTAGTTTGCTTCCACGTTTTGCCGTCCTTCCATGAGAGGACACCTTGGAGCTTTTTCCCCCGTTTACGGATATATGACGATTGGACCTTCATTCTTCGCTCCCAAAAACACTCCCAAAGAAACTCCCAAAATTCGGCGGTTCCCGTGAGATTTTTCAACTGCGACTTTTTTGGTACTCACTTGGTTCATGCTTATTATACTGCATAAATGTAAAATATACTATTGATTTCCTAACTCTATTATAGCGTTGTCGTTGGCCTGAAAATCCCCGTGTCAGGGGTTCGATTCCCTTCCCCGCCACCAGAAAAAATGCAGGTCAGAGATTAAAACCTCTGGCCTGCTTCTTTTTACTCCCAATACAACTCCCAAAATACTCCCAAAATTTAAGCAAAAATAAGGCGGCAGTACTCCCACTCTCATGAGTCTTGGTGATACTCTTAGCCCTTGTTCTTACAGCTTGCCATCGCGTTTTTTGCTTTTGCTATAAACTCCATAGCATCTTTAGTAGGCGCTTCCACCATCCAGAAGAAATCGCTGCCTTCAACAGTGACGAAACGCGTTCCTGCTTTTTTCTTTGGTGCTGCAAGGGCAAATGCGCCGAGCAGCGCAACACGTGTAGCTGTGACGCGAGAGCTAGATTCCTCTCCTTGCTCAGATGAGACGGATGAAACCTCATCCCAAGAGCGAGACCCACATAGGCTTTTATCCTCCGATTCCCAATATTTGATACCATTCTCATAGGCAATAAGCATCTTTTTAATGCCTTGCACGCCAGGATTTTCTTCTACTTGGCAAAGACTTTTTCCCAATTCTTGCATCATTTCATGCCTCCAAGTCTTGACTCTGACTTTTTCGGACCTTACCACTCGCTGAGTGTATTTTTCTGGCCTTTCCGCCACTGGCCGAACTTTTTACGATCCGAAGTTATATTTATAGGAATACAGAACTAATGTTCGTATGAATCAGCTCTAGCAAGGATGTCGTCAACTGTCATATCCATCGCGTGAGCAATTCTATATAAGTCACGAGCTTTGGGGTTCTTTACTTTGCCAGTAAATATTTGCGACATGTGTGCATCGCTCATTCCGATGCGCTCACATAAGTCTGCTTGTGAGATACGCTTTTCACTAGCTATTTCTCTCAATGCTCTAGCTACATCCATCGTCCCACCTTGATTCATGGGTTTGCACTTATAGACCAGAGTACCCCATCTAACAGCAATCCTAAACAATTTTAGGAAAAATATAGAAAATAACTTGCAAACTAAAGAACTTTAGGATAGTATCCATGTTGTCCTAAAGAACTTTAGGAACAAGAGGGGAGGGAAGATGGAATCCCTAGAAGGACTAGTCGGGTCTTATCTCGCAGTCACTAGAACAAGAAAACAAGATCTAGCTGATGCCGTTGGATGCTCTCTTGTTACATTCAACAAAAAACTACGTGGGGATAGCGATCTGACCATTACTGACGCACGAAGGCTAGCGAAAGCGATGGGGAAGTCCTGTGACGAAATCTGTCATCTAGCCCCTTAGCACCACCCCCGATGCGTCGGGGCAGCACCACCACACGATCGCCCGAAGCTAATCATGCCAGTCCACAACAAGACAATGAGGTCATACGTGGAAATTATATTCGCGAGATTCGTGTCTGAGCTTGTGAAACGGGATTGCGAAAGAAAGGCAAAAGAGCGGCTCGGGTCTGAAGCATTGGAAGGCACAGACGCCGAGCCCAAAGGACAGCCGCGAAAACGGCTCCAATCAGAAGGATAACACAATGAACGAATTTATGCGTGAACTGGCATGGAGGGCGCTCGACGCACCGACAAAGCCGGTTGAGCAAGAGTCAGCCGCCGAGAAGGCGCTAGTCGTCTTTCTGCTTATCACCTTGCTAGCGGTCGGAGTGTGGCTGGAAGGGAGCTGGGCATGACCCCCTGCCTACCTCAGTACGGTTTCATCGAAATATTCCAAGGAGGAATTATGAGCGAAAAGAAAGACCTGCCGGACAACAGCCCGGTGAAGATAGACAGCCTCGAGATGGAAAACGTGAAGCGCGTCCGTGCGGTGGAGCTTACCCCCACAAAGGACGGCCTCACGGTCATAGGGGGCCGCAACCGGCAGGGAAAGACGAGCGTCCTGGACGCTATAGCGTGGGCCCTGGGCGGCGACAGGTTCCGTCCGGACAAGCCGAACAGGGACGGGGCGGCGACCCCCGCCAAGCTACACGTGGAGCTCACAAACGGGCTGGTAATTGAGCGCAGCGGCAACAAGGGATCTCTCAAGGTTACAGACCCCACGGGCAGGCGTGCGGGCCAGACGCTCGTGAACGACTTCGTGAGCTCGCTCGCCCTTGACCTGCCGAAGTTTTTATCAGGCACCGACAAGGAGCGCGCCGAGACGCTGCTTCAGGTCATAGGTGTGGGCGACAGGCTCACGGACATAGACAACCGCCTCAGCCGCGCCTATGAGGAGCGTCACACCTTAGGCCAGGTCCTTGTCCGCAAGCAGAAGGTCGCTGAGGACATGGTCCATCACGACGACGCCCCCGAGGAGCCGGTCTCTGTGGCCGAGCTTGTAGCCGAGCAGCAGGGGATTCTCGGGCGCAACGGCATGAACAGAGAGAAGCGTATGCATGCCAAGGAGCTCGCCACGAAGGCAGAGCTCGCCTGTCAAGCTGTTGAGCATCAGCGTGAGGTCGCGGCAGATATAAAGCGCCAGCTCGCTGAGGCAAACGCCAGGATATCAGAGCTCGTGGCGGCAGCTGCAGACGCGCAATCCGAAGCGAGGAATGCCAAGCGCAGCGCATCCGAGCTCACGGACGAGTCCACCGCCGAGGTGGAGGCATCCATCGCATCCATCGAGGCGACAAACGAGCTCGTGCGTGAAAACCAGGCCAAGGCTGCAGCCCAGGCTGAGGCGGACCAGCTAAAGAGCGAGTATGAGGCCCTGAATGAGGAGGTCGACGGCATCCGCTCCGAGCGACTTGAGCTCCTCAAGGGTGCAGATCTTCCGCTTAGCGGTCTTTCCGTCTCCGAGGATGGGGCGCTCACCTACGAAGGCTCGGCGTGGTCAGACATGTCAGGGGCCGACCAGCTCAAGGTTGCCACCGCCATCGTGCACCGTGTGCAGCCCTCGTGCGGCTTCGTGCTCGTGGATAAGTTAGAGCAGATGGACCCTGAGACGCTTGCAGAATTCGGGGCGTGGTGCCAGTCGGAGAAGCTCCAGGTCATAGGGACTCGCGTCGCCACCGACGACACCTGCAGCGTGGTCATTGAAGACGGCCGCGTGACACAGAAGTTCGAGGAGACTGCCGCCCCCGCGCCCAAGACAGCTGCAGGTGAGACGCTCAAGAGCGCAGCGAAACCAACCACATACATGAACAAGCAGACATTCGCCTCAGCGACTGACTACGGGGAGGAATTTTAGATGGGAAGCTATAAGCTTACATGCGGGGTGCAGAAGCGCCCCTTGAAAGTGCTCATCTACGGGCATGAGGGCATAGGAAAGTCGACAATGGCCGCTGGACTCCCGAGTCCGGTGTTCATCGACATCGAGGCCGGCACCGACCAGCTGCCTGTGGCGAGGCTTCCCCGCCCGACATCATGGGCGATGCTTCTGGACGAGGTGCGCTCGGTGCGGGACGGCCAGATCCCGTGTTCGACGATCGTCATCGACACGGCGGATGCCGCCGAGCGCCTATGCATCGAGGCGGTCTGTGCCAAGAAGGGCTACGAGAGCATCGAGAGCCCCGGCTACGGTCGTGGCTACACCGAGGTGAAAGACGAGTTCGCCCACCTGCTCGACCTACTCTCAGAGGTCATAGAACATGGCATCAACGCAACGCTTCTGTGCCACACCATTCTCTCAAAGCTCGAGCGCCCCGACGAGTCGAGCAGCTACGACCGGTGGAGCCTGAAGCTCATCGACTCGAAGCGCACCTCCATCGCGGCTCTGTGCAAGGAGTGGGCCGACATGGTCTTGTTCCTGGACTACGACATCATCGTCACCGTCAACAAGGACAAGAAGGCCAAGGCCACAGGCGGCAAGAGGGTCATCAAGACCACGCACGCCGCAACCTACGATGCGAAGAACCGCTTCGGATTGCCCGACGAGATGGCCCTTGATGACGCCAGCGTGGCCAAGATCGCATCCCTCATGACCGACGGCCTCAGCTCTTCGAGCGCAGCCCAGCCGTCCGCACAGGAACCCCCCAAGCCACGCCCCGCATCCCAATCTAAGCCATCGACACCTCCCGCTAAGCCTGCGGACCCCTACCCTGAGCATCTCAAGCCCCTCGTAGACCTCATGGCCACAGATAACGTCATGGGTGCTGAGCTCAGGCATGTGGTCGCACAACGCGGCGACTTCCCTGAGTCATGCAAGATCAGAAACTACAAGCCGGACTACGTGGCCTTCCTCATAGCCCAGTGGCCGGGCGTCCTCAGAAAGATCAAGGCAAACCGCATAGCTGCCGAGTCGGCTGCGGTACCTGACAGCGAGATCCCGTTTGACACGCACGAGCCGACTAACGAATAAGGAGATAGAACATGTCAGACATCAACGCAAACGAAGCCCTGGGGTGGGACGACGAGGCGACCGTCGAAAGCTCGAACTACACGCTCCTTGTGCCGGGTACCTATTCCTATCGCGTCTCAAGCTTCCAGCGGGCAAACTTCGACGGGAGTAACAAGATGGCACCCTGCCCCGAGGCAGACCTCACTCTTACTTGCTCCAACGCAGAGGGCGCACGTTCGGACGTCAAGGTGCGCCTGTTTCTCAACCGCAGGCAGATGTGGAAGATCACCCAGTTCTTCAAGAGCTGCGGGCTTCTCGCTGCAGAGCTTCCCGACGGCACAAGCTATGCCATGGGCCCCCTCTGGAAGCAGGTTCTCGGCTGCACAGGGCAGGTCGAGATAAGCAACCGCACCTACCAGAACAAGACCTACAACGACGTCAAGTCGTTCGTGGTCCCGGAAACTTCTCTGTTTCCAAAAAGTCCAAAAAGCGCAAGTAAGTATGGGGAGGGCTTTTAAAGATGCCTCCCACTACTCTCAGACCATATCAGGTCGAGGCTGTGGACGCTGTCGAGCACGAGTGGGCATCCGGCAACCGCCGGACCCTGCTCGTGCAGGCTACGGGCACAGGAAAGACCATCGTCATGGCAGAGCTCGCCCGCCGTGTTGCCTCCCGTGGAGGCAGAACCCTTCTGCTGGCTCACAGAGGCGAGCTCCTGTCTCAGGCCGCCGACAAGATCGAAAAATTCACAGGGCTTGCATGCGCCGTCGAGAAGGCAGAGCAGACCTGTCTCGGAACGTGGAACTCTGTCACCGTGGGATCTGTCCAGACCCTCATGCGGGACTCCCGCCTCGACGCTTTGGCGCCTAATCGCTTCGACTGTGTGATGGTCGATGAGGCGCATCACGCGCTTGCCGACGGCTACGTGAAGGTACTTGAGCACTTTGATAGCGCAAATGTCCTAGGTGTGACGGCGACCCCCGACAGGAGCGATCAGCGTGACCTGGGGGAGGTCTTCGACTCTCTCGCCTATGAGTATGGACTTGCCAAGGCTGTAAAGGACGGATGGCTCTGTCCCATCGAAGCTCAGATGCTTCCCGTGACGCTTGACGTCTCTGGAGTATCGATCCAGGCGGGGGACTACTCGGCGGGACAGCTCGGAGACGCCCTCGACCCTTATCTTGACGCGATCGCGGATGCGATGGCCGACGAGGGGCTCAAGGACCACAGGACTGTGGTCTTCCTGCCATTGGTACGCACCGCGAAGGCATTCCGCGATCGGTTGTGCGAGCGAGGGTTCCAGGCGGCCGAGGTTGACGGGCAGAGCGATGACAGGGATGAGGTCTTGTCCGACTTCGATTCTGGTCGTTACAACATCTTGTGCAACAGCATGCTGCTCACTGAGGGGTGGGACTGCCCGGAAGTCGACTGCGTCGTCGTTCTCAGGCCGACTAAGTCGAGGAGCCTCTATGCTCAGATGGTTGGGCGTGGAACTCGCCTTTCACCTGCGACGGGGAAAAGCAAGCTGCTCCTGCTCGACTTCCTCTGGTTGACCGGACGCCATGAACTATGCAGGCCAGCGTCACTCGTCGCACGCAGGGCTGAGGTCGCCGATCGCATGACCGAGATAGTGGCCGATGAAGGTGGACCCGTTGACCTCGAGGAGTGTGAGGAGGCTGCGGAGACCGACGTGCAGGTGGCACGCGAAGAGGCCTTAGCCAAGCACCTCCACGAGCTTAGACACCGCAAGGCGAGGCTGGTCGACCCGCTGCAGTTCGAAATGAGCATCTGTGACCGCGACCTGCAAAACTATGTGCCCACATTCGCCTGGCAGCAGCAAAAGCCCTCTGAGGCTCAGGCACACGCCCTCGAGGCGTGGGGCATCGACCCTGACGTGATGGATGCCGGCAAGGCGTCGCTCATGCTCGACCGCTTGTCCAAGAGGAAGGCTGCCGGCATGGCCACGCCAAAGCAAGTGCGGATGCTTGAGCGCAAAGGATTTAGACATCCCGGAACGTGGACATTCGACCAGGCATCAGACATGATGGGCCGCCTTGCGCAGAACAGGTGGCGCGTGCCGGTTGGGATCACGCCGACAACGTATGTGCCGAAAGAAGAGGTGGCTAAGGAGGCGATCTCATGAAAGGAGACCACTCAGACCTCGCACAGGCTCTGAACTATATCGACCCCGCCGCTCTTGACTACCAGAAATGGATAGATGTCGGCATGGCCCTGCACGAGAGCGGTCTTTCCTGCAGCCTATGGGATACATGGAGCTCTAAAGACACGAAACGCTACCATCCAGGTGAGTGCGCCAGGAAATGGGACGGATTCGGCAACGGGGCCACAAAGGTGACATCCGGTACGATCGTCGCCATGGCGCGGGCCAGGGGATGGGAGCCGCATTACGCATCCGCAGAGCCAGATGAGGCTCTGGGATGGGACGACACGGTCCAGGCGGTATCTCCCGCATGGGCAGATGATGTTCCGGTGGATGACGCCGACGAGGGGCCGTGGGACCAGGCGGGTCAGATATCGGACTATTTTGCCGCCCTTTTTGATGACGACGACCATGTGGGTATCGTCACTAGGGCATGGCAGAGAGACGGCAGATGGCTGCCGCAAAGGGGGACATGGTCGAAGACCGCAGGGCAGCTTCGCCAGGAGCTCGCCAAGTGCGCGGGCGATGTAGGAAAGGTCATAGGTGACTGGCCGCAGGAGGCGGGCGCCTGGGTGCGCATCAACCCGCTTGACGGCAAAGGCTGCGGCAACTCAGATGTCACTGAGTACCGCTACTCTCTCGTTGAGAGCGACGAGGTGCCCATCGAGCGCCAGCGTGGGATGATCGAGGCCATGAACCTGCCCTGCGCGGCCATTGTGAGCTCAGGCAACAAGAGCATCCACGCTATCGTCAAGGTGGACGCCGGCACAGACTACGACCTGTACCGCAAGAGGGTTGAGAGGCTCTATCAGTACTGCGCGGGGCACGGGTTTGCGCCTGATACCCAGAACAAGAACCCAAGTCGCCTCTCGAGGCTTCCGGGGGTGACCCGCAACGGGCGCAGGCAGATGCTGCTTGCGACGTCGTGCGGGGCCGGCAGCTGGACGGAATGGGAAGACTGGGTGGCGGAGACCGAGGACGACCTCCCGGATGACGTATGCGACGACTGGGACGCCCCCATAAGGCTCGCGCCGCCACTCATAGGCACCGAGGAGAACGGTGTGCTCAGGCAGGGCCAGAAGCTCGTCCTGGCGGCACCGTCGAAGTCCGGCAAGAGCTTCGCCATCGTCGACCTCGCCGAGGCGATCGCGTGTGGCGGGACGTGGCTCGGGTGGCCATGCGCGGAGGGCAGAGTCTTCTACGTGAACCTCGAGATAGCCGACGAGAGCTTCAGGTGGCGCCAGCATGTCGTGTGGGCCGACCGCGAGGCGCACGAGGACGTCGGCAGCGGGCTTGACTCCATCAAGCGCAACTTCGTGAGATGGGACCTGCGCGGACACGCCGAGGACATGTCGCAGCTCGCCCCGAGGCTCATACACAGGGTGCTCAGACGTGGCCCGCGCGGCTCGTTCATGGCCGTCATCGTCGACCCCATCTACAAGGTTAACGGCGGTGACGAGAACGATGCCGAGGCCATCTCCGACTTCACGAATCAGCTCGACCGCATCTCCAACGAGTGCGGGTGCGCCGTGCTCTACGTACATCACCACAGCAAGGGGTCACTCGGTGCCAGAAGGAGCGCCGATCGCATGAGTGGCTCGGGCGTCTTCGCCCGCGATGCCGACGCGATCCTAGACCTCTCGCCGATCCACGTCCCGTCAGACCGCGCCAGGAGGCTCCTAGGAAGGCCAGACGGCGGACTCGATACGGCATGGAGGCTCACGGCGACACTGCGCGAGTTCAAGACGCCGGACCCGGTGGACCTCGTATGGAAGTTCCCGAGGTTCTACAGGGACGTGACCGGAAGCCTCTCAGGCTTTGACGTCGAGGGAGAGAACCCGATGGCCGAGGCGAACGAGAAGAGGAGAGACCGCGCCGCTACCGACAACGCCGCAATCATCGCTGCGATCAGGAGTGCGGTGGGGAAGTGCGGTAACAATCCAACGAGGGCAGAGGTCCTCAAGAGGATGAACGACGACCTCGACTACGAGGTGACAGAAGAGAACATCAAGTACTGGACCACGAGCAAATGCAAGTGGTCGCCATTCAGAGCGAAAAACATCAACGGCAAGTGGCTCCTGTACGACACAAACGAGCCTCTTCCGTGGGGTGATGACGATGAGGAGTGAAAGGGTGAAAGCACCTTTCCACCCCCTGTCACAAAAGGGCGCGAGCACTAGGGGTGGACACTATAGCGTTCACGGGCACTGGGGGTCGGTAGCACTAGGGGTGGACACTATAGCGTTCACGGGCACTGGGGGTCGGTAGCACTAGGGGTGGACACTATAGCGTTCACGGGCACTGGGGGTGAACACACTTATATAAGGGGTTATTCACCCCACCTGGTGGGAGTGACACCCCGTGTGGGGCGGAAGAACGCCGCCCCGCACTATACGGCGGGGGCCTAGGTGTCACTCCCACGGAGGAGAGTTTTCAAAGCGCCACCCGGACTCATGAGACAAGATGAAACCAGATCAGAAGGAGACAGGCATGAGAGTCAAAACCAAGGCAAGCTTCGACAAGATGACGGTCCAGCAGAGCCGTATCCCTGACCTCTCGCAGATGACCGGCAAAACGGTGCTTCTCGATGTGGAGTCAGAGCAGGCCACGATCTTCGACATGGACACACCTGGAGGTGAGGAGTAATGGGGCGTGCCGTAGAGGCTTTCCTTCCCATGGTGCCGCCGAAGGTCACCCATAACGCTTTGGAGATCCACAAGGGCCGGGGAGGGCGCGTCAGCATCGGCAAGTCCTCAGAACTGAGAGAGGCCGAGGTATCCCTCTGGACGCGGGCGGTGAAGGTGGCGCCGTCCGAGCCTTTGCAAGGGGCATTAAGGCTGCAGATACGCTTCTGCTGGCCGTGCGGGGCAAGGCACGCATCCGGTGAGCCGATGTGTGACAAACCGGATGCGGACAATCTCGTAAAGACCTTCCAGGATGTGCTGGCACGGGCAAAGATCATCACCGACGACAAGGATGTGGTCGACCTCTCGGTGGCCAAAGCGTGGGCAGACCCGGCAGGAATTTGGTTTCGCGTCGAGGAGATCGGAGGCAGACGGTGAGCAAGCAGAAGCGAGACGACACGACAGAGGCGGCAGAGATCGTCATGCGTCACACGAAGCTCGGCACGAAGCAGGCCACGAAGTTTGTCGAGGGTTGCTGGGGTTTCATCTGCAAGTGTGAGGCGCTGGGCATTTTGCCGGACGAAGAGATATTCGCCGTCGGTGGTTTTCTTGGTCGTGATACTCAATGAGCGGCGGATGGGACGCGCGTGAGTGGCTCGACAGTGTACGCGAGGCAGTGCGTCTGCTTGAGGTCGAGCAGACGACACGTCAGCTCCGGCATGAGCGCTGCTACGCCATCTCAGACCCGCTCGCCCATGATGGTCCCGGTGCGGGATCATCTGATCCGATGGGGCGAGTGGATGTGGCTGTAGACGCTGAGGCGGGCTATGCCGAGCGTATCGAGCAGCTCACAGGCGATATCGCGGACTGTCGCGCTGTGGTGGCAGGGCTGCACAAGGCGGGCATGGATGATGAGGCCTACGCTGTGGAGCTGCACGTGCTGCACCGTATGAGCTGGCCTGATGCAGCGGAGAGCGCGTCTCAAAGTGTGGCAACGATACGTCGCCGCTATGATGTGGCTTGTGATGTTCTGCAGACGGTCGGGCTATCACGTGCAAAGGCGGGGGACTTTAGCCGCATACAAGCAAGCACTACGATATAGCCGAGGGCTTCCACAGTGCCTCTATTTGGCACGATCATATACATGCATGAGTATTTGCCCATTAGGCATATTGCCTAGCCTTAAAACGTCTTAAAATCGTTCACGTGTTTGCTGACTCCCTGTGAGCCAGGGACACACAGCGCATAAACTTTTCTATATATCCGATTAAATAAAATAAATATACATTATAAAAGTTGAGCAGCAATGAGCAGCAATGAGCAGCAATGAGCAGCTTTGCTATATAAAACTTGTGAGATGATTACCGTGGTTGATTTGGCGGAGCAGGTCCTACTTCTCTCCACCTGATTCGCACACGAGCCTCAAGCTTTGAACGCTTGGGGCTTTTTACTTTATACGGAAGAGTAGCCAAGTGGATGAGGCACCAGTCCTGAAAACTGTTAGGCCATGTGGCCTCGTGAGTTCGAATCTCACCTCTTCCGCCATTCTATGGAGATCACGGGAGTAGGCGTCCCAAGCTGCTCGCTAAGCAGTCCGTCTGTCACAGGCGCGTGAGTCCGAGTCTCACGGTCTCCGCCTATCTAGTCGATCGGAGCATCCATGCCGCATCGTAAGCATACCGAGCCTGAGCACGTTCCGTGTACGATCACCGTTGAGGCAGCGCTTGCTGCTAAGGCTAAGCGTGCAGGGCGTGGCTCTCGTGCGCGGCGTGTGCTGCGCGAGCTGCGGAGGATGCGTCGTGGGATATGATCCTGAGCTTGCGCGCAGGCTTAAGGCTGAGCGGGAGAGGGACGGGCACAACCGCAAGTTCTACAAGTCTGCGGCATGGCGGGCACTCCGTGCTCGCGTGTTGGCAGAATTTCATGGCGAGTGCCAGGACTGCCTGGCTAAGTCTCCTGCACGATATACTCCAGCGACATGCGTACACCACGAGCAGCATGTCGATACGCATCCGGGGTGGGCACTGTCGGAGACATATGTCGGGCGTGATGGCAAGCAGCGGCGCAACCTCGTGCCGCTTTGTCATGCGTGCCATGATCGTAGACATGGGCGCGACCCGGGTAGCTTCATCGCAAAGAGCAAGCCGCTCACTGAGGAGAGGTGGTAGCAGTGGCTGAGACTAAGACCACGACACGCAGGAGGGCAGCCAAGCCTAAGGCTAAGCCTACGGGCAAGGAGCTGCGGGCTATATCTCATGGCGTTGAGTTCGTCTGCCTCTATGACGGCAAGCGCTACTACGTTGGCGACAGATCTTTCACGTCGCTCTCGTCCGCCGCTGACTACGTGCGCGGTAAATAATTGCAACGTTTATAGGCTCCCCCCGGCTACCAAACCCATTACCTGCGGAAACAGTAAGGGACCGGCGGCCAATCACGACTTTTCAATTTTTTCGTTGTTTTTGAATCAAAATTAGGAGGTGACGAGCTATGCCAGGACGCCAAAAGCTACCCGTAGAAGTCATACAAGCTCGAGGCAGGACTGAGATGTCCGCTGAGGATATCTACGAGCGCAAACGCCGCGAACCACATAGCCCAGACACCGCGATAATCTGCCCGACATATCTCACGACGAAGAAAGAACAACACGAGTTTGAGCGCTACGCAGAGATGCTCGACAGGCTCCACGTATGGAGTGAACTTGACGCAGACGAGCTTGCCCGCTATATCATCGCTGAGCAAGCCTACGAGAACTACGCGAAGCGGCTCCGTAAGGTGATACGCGAGCAAGACCTCGCTCAAGCTCAGAGCATCCAACGCCTAGAGATCGCCCAAGCCGAGCAGGCGCGGAAGTCGGCAAGCGCTCTCGGCATGACTATCACGAGCCGCTGCAAGCTCGTAGTCCCAACACCAAATGACGACGAAGCACTCGACGTCTGATCCCGTCTTTGAGACACACTCAGAGATCAAGGTACCGGAGATCGCCGACTATCTCCAAGCTGTAGAGACGGGAGAGTGCGTCCCATGCAAGAATCAAATTGAGCTTGCGAAGCACGTCCGTCACGTCTTTGCCAGCGAGCAGCTTTGGGTAAATATTGACCAGCTCGCGCGTTATATGAGCTACCAGCGCTATTTCAGCTTTGAGCTTCTGCCATGGGAGAAGTTTCTCATCGCGCTTTGGCTCTGCACGTACATCAAAGACGGCGACGAGTACTTCCCACGGTGGCCGCAGCTGCTTATGTTAATTGGCCGTGGCGGAGGCAAGAATGGCTTCATAAGCTTTTGTGCTTGGTGCCTCGTCTCAAAGGCAAACGGCGTCCCTTTCTATGACGTCGACATCTGCGCAAACACTGACGAACAAGCTCAGACGTCATTTTTAGACGTGAAGCGCATCCTCGACGCAGAGACCGGCAAGTGGAAAAAAGCCTTCCACTGGAATATGGACGGCATCACTAACATCTCGACAGGATCACGCATCAAACACCGTACCGACAACCCCAACTCCAAGGACGGGCTGCGCTCGGGCTGCGTAATCTTTGATGAGCTCCATGCCTACACCGACTGGAAAAACCTCAACGTCTTTACTACCGGCCTAGGCAAGACCGACGACCCTCGTAGGCTCTACAGCACAACCGATGGGGACGTGAGAGACGGCCCGCTTGACAAGCTCAAGGATCGCGGCGCCCGCATCCTCTCAGGTGAGGAGCAAGACCGTGGTCTCTTGCCTTTTATCTGCCGGCTTGACTCTGACGACGAGGTACACACGCCGGGGCTATGGCCGAAAGCCAATCCCCGCTATCTCTACTCGGCATCGCTCAGGCATGAGATGGCCGATGAGTACGAGGACTGGAAGCTCGACCCGGTCAATAACTCGGCTTTTATGACTAAGCGTATGAATCGCCCGCAAGGCAGAAAGGACGTGGAAGTGGCCTCATGGGATGAGCTGCTCGCGGCCTCACGCGACCCGGGCGATCTGCACGGCAAGCCTTGTGTGATCGGTATCGACTTTGCGAAAAGCTCCGACATGGTGGGAGCTGCGATCCTCTGCCGCGACGGCGAGGAATGGCAAGCTGTCATACATGGGTGGTGGTGTACGCACTCATCTGACGCTGGGACCATAAAGGCGCCTCTCGAAGAATGGGCCGCCGATGGCCTCTTAACCATCGTCGATGATGTCGAGATAAGTCCCGACCTCATCGCGGCATGGTGTAGAGACGCCGAACGGGATCATGAGATCCGCGCGGTGGCATACGACAACTACAGGCATGTATGGCTCCGACGCGCTCTCGATGAG